ACATCGCAGTAAATCGCCCATGGATACTTGATGGCCGGATCGCCAGGATTAAGTGTCGGTGTCGGCGATAACGTCACCATCTGCGAACGGTTCGGCGCGAAGATCATTTGATGCCCGATACCGATCGGCATCAGCGTCGGGCGGTCGATCGTGATCTCGTTATTCGCGCCGATGTTTATCACCTTCGACATGATCGCGCCGGATGTCATCGAGCCGGTGCTTGTCATGTTGAAACAATAGGAACCGACCCTGACTCCAGCGGTGCTCGCCAGCGTGATCGTCGTGCCGCCCTGCGCCGTCAAAGCCGTCGCCGTCGTGCTGAAGTCTGGCGGTTGCATAAAGAAGATTTGCAAATCACAGACCGATGGTTGCGCCCTGGCATCGTTATAAGGATTCGGTTTTATGACGATCACGCCATTCGCTGTCGGCGAGAACCCCGGATGCGCGACCAGTGTGGTTGACCAGCCCTTACCAAACAGGCGTTGCGAGAAGTTTGGATCGCCAACGGCAAGCGGGTTGTCCAGAATGTAAATTCCAGGCGGAAGGAATACGTCACGCGGCTTGCCGCCGAACCTGATCGCCAGCGCTCGGTTGATCGCATCTGAACTGTCCCGCATCCCGGTCGGGTCGGCGCCGTGATCCAGCGCGTTGATCACGTCCGCCGCGCGATCCTGCGCCGATCGCGGTGTGTTGCCGCCGCTCGCGGTGTAGATGAACGGGCCTTCGATTTCGCCGCCTTCGATCGGCAGGAACGGCCCATCGCCAACGGCGTTCTGGAGCGCGCTGATCTCGCTCGCGGCGGTCGCGAAGTTCGCGCGCACGTCGGAGGTGTAAGCGACAGGGGAAGTCGGCTTCGAGGGGTCGATTAAACTTGTCATGTCAGGCGTATTCCCCGCGCATCTGAAACGTGCTCACCAAAGTCCCCAGCGGGGACCACCGAAGGCGCCGACCAGGAGGAGGATCACGATCAGGATCAGGATCAGGCCCAGCGGGTTTCCGGGCGTGACGTAGCCACCACGCCATCCGTAGCCGCCTCCGGCGAGGAGGAGCACGACAAGCACGATCAGGATCAGCGTCATGTCGGGTTCACTCCAGGCGGCGCGGCGGCTGCCCCGTCATAGGGTTCCGTCAAAAGCGCGTTGCGGGTTCCGTCGCTGTCGTCGGGCGTCGCGCGGGCGTGCTCGATCTCGCACTCCATCTGAAGGAAGCGCTTGCGGCCTGCGACTTCCTTCGAGCGGCGCACCCGGAAAAGTTCAGTCCGCTGCCCGCCCGTGTCAGGGCGCGTCGTCGAGCGCGCGATGACGTCGATCGTCTCGGGGTAATCCTGCCAGCGGATCGTGATCATGTGCGTCACCGGCTGGTCGACCTGCGTCGATTGATAAAACGTGCTCGCGTAGGTCGGCTCGATCGCGGCGTGCACGGTGGCGATCGGCACCAGCCGTTCCTGAAGCGCGAGATCGTCGGCGGGTTCCTGGTCGCGGCGATAGAGGGTCACGCGCGAGCGCAACGTGCCGATCCCCGTGGAGGCCGTCAGGGCGCCGGTCGGGTTATCGGGCATCGAGCATCCGGCGACGGAGCGGAACCGCCACGGCCCCTCCAGGCGTGGCGCGGCGGGGCGATCGGGTCACCCGCTGAAGGTCCAGAGGCGGAAGGGGTCGAGGAGACGATAAAACGCGGGCGGCATGTCGGCGGACACGTCGCCCCGGTTTTCGTAATGGTGCGCGGTGCCGACCAGGATCGCCATGCGGATCGGCGCCGGGATCACGAGCGGGTCGGCGGCGTCATATCCGGCGGTGTAGTCGATCACCATCGATTGCTGCGGGATGCGCGGCAGCAATTGCGGTTTGACGGAGATATACCCCGGTTCGACACCGAGGTTCAGATCGTAATCCTCCGGGTCGGCGAGGCGCATGTCGTCGAGCGGTCCCCACATGATTTGCTCGACGGAGATCGCCGGCGCGCGCGGAAGCTCGATCGGACGCTTCACCAGCGGGGGCCAGTTCAAGGGGAACACGATCAGCGATTGCGGCACGAGCGGCGTCGCGGTCGGCGGCGGCCCCCAGGTGATGTTGTAGCGCAAGCGCTGCGTGAACAGCGCGCGGTTTAAGTAGGCTTCCGCTTCAAGCCGCGCGCTGGTCACATACATCGCCACCAGATCGTCGTCATAGTCCGCGTCGATGCGGCAATGCTGGCGCGCGAGCGCCAGCGTCACCGGCTCCGTCGCGGGGGCCTCGACGACGCGAAAGCCGCCATACATCGGGCGCTATTTCCGCACGACGCCAGCGGGCTGGCGGACGGGCGCGGCGTCCTCCGCGCCTCCACCCGGCACGAACAATTGCAGCGGCACGGCGAGGCGCTTCGCGTCGAGATCGCGGGCGACCTCATAGGGAACGGCGATCATCTCGCCGACCGTGTAGTGCGAATACCGGCGCGTCACGCGCATGTGCACGAGCGTCCCCGGAACCACGGTCTCGCTCATGACCGGCCACGCCCACGCGTCGCGCCGGGATCGGTGACGACGACACCGACCGAGGGCGGCGCGGCGGTCGATCCGGTCGCGTTCGTCGCGGTGACGGTGCACACGGCGGACTTGCCCGCGTCGGCGCTCGTGACGGTGTGCGTCGCGCTGTCGGTCCCGGCTGGCGCGGCGTCGAGCGTCCAGGCGTAGGCGTAGGCGGTCGGCGTGCCGTCCCACGTCCCCATCGTGCATGTCAGCACGTCGAGGGCTTGCGTCACGGCGGGAACCGCTGTGTTGACCGGAGCGCCCGCCGCTGGAGGCGCTTCGCCGGTCACGCCGAGATCGGCGAGGTGCGCGGCTTCGTCGGGCGCGAAGGCGGCGGCCTCGCCCGCGTTGTAGGACAGGTGTTGCGTGTTGAAGGTCACGATCTGGTCGCGGTCGGGCGCTCCGGTCATGGATTGCTCGGGCGCGGGGGATCGAGGGTCGGGGGCGCGGTCAGGCCGCGCCCCTCTGTCGGTCGTTGGTTCGGTCGCCATTGTGGGTTCTCCGTTATGCCGGGTCTTTGAGCGTCGGCGGTGCGTTCGCGCCGGTCGCCAGGGCGGGCCTGATGGCGGCGGCTTGCGACCATGTGGGGTTGAGCGGTTGCGTCGAGTAAGGCGCCCCGACAGAACCTGGGAGGCCGCTGAAGGCCCAATCCTGCGTCAACAGGATCGCGAGCGATTGAAGGTGCCGCATATTGCAATCGTGCTCCGCGATGACGCGGAACAGCGATTGATCGCGCTGGAAGGTCGAGACCATCCCAACCCCGTCGTTGTAAGCGGCGACGTCGGAGGCATCGACGACGACGTTGTAAGTGTCGGCGATCACGAAGTCGGCCATGTCGACGAAGTAGACTTCGCTCGCCTTCGTGAAGGTCGTCATCACGAGGTTCGTCGGGATTTGCTGCGTCAGGCGGACGGGGTAACCCTCCAGCATTCCGCTCGCCATTTCATCTTTGAAGTAAAACCCGCCGACAGAGTCGCGGGCGGTCGCGATGAAGCGGGCGATCGTCGGCGCCATGATCCAGGTCGGGCGGATCATCCTCGACATGCCGTTTTGCAGCGCGAGGATCGCGGCGGACACCCCGGCGAGGATCGCGGTCACCTGATCCCCCGGCGCGGGCGTCGCGGGCATGGCGGTAACCGTGATCTTGTTCGCGGCGAGGCAAAGCGACTTCATCCCCACCGGACCCTTGTCGGTTCCGTCACCACGGAGGAACGCCAAATCCTCACGGCGGGCGACGGTTTGCACGAGATCGTCGCGCACCACTTCCTCGACACCGATCGGCGCGCGGCGGATCAGATCGTTCGACACGGGAACCATCGCGGTGAGCTTTTTCGCGACGAAGTTCACATCGTCGAACCGCTCTTGCGACACGGCGATGTCGTCGAGTTCGTTCTGATACGCGGCGGTCGCGCCCCCGGCGAGGCGCGGGATCGTGAGGTTCCCCATCGGCATTCCGACTTCCATCGGGTTCGCCCCGCGAACAGCGGTCGAGGCGCGCAAAAGCTCGATCAGGTCCGCCATGAAGTCTTGCGGGATCAGCGCGCCGCCTTCGCCCGTCACGCCGCTGTTGAGGGCGCGCGCAACGATGTCGTCGCCGAAGCGGGTGCTTACGAATTCCGCCGCCTTGTCCATGCCGACATGATGGAAACGGGCGTGCAACAACCCGAGCACATAGCGCGAGGCTTTGATGCCGCGCTTGTCCTTCAGGCCAGCGTCGGGATCGCGCTTCGCTCGTGCCGGGACCTTCTCGGCTCCGCTCCGCACACGGAAGCCGCCACGGGCGAGGTTCTTGTCGTCGTCGTCGGCTTCGGTGTCGCTGTCGTCGTCTCCGTTCGCGTCCGTCGCCCCTTCGGCGGCGGCGGTCATCGCGGCGGCGACGCGCTGGAGGCGTTGATCGATCGCGGCGAGCGCGGCGGACAGTTCGTCGAAGGTCGTCGATCCGGCTTCGTCGATCGGCGTTTCGTCCGTGTCTTTGTGGACGATGGCGCCCATTTTCTCGACGATTTCAGCGCGCCGACGCTTCAGGTCGCGATGTTTCTCTGACAAGCCAGCCATTTGCTGTTTACCCTTTTGCATGCGCGCGCGCTTTCGCGTCGTCGCGCGATTGTTTCGATTTAGTCGTTCGTGGCCATTGCCAGTTGGAGCGCGCGTCGGCGGCGTGCTCGTGCTCTTGTTTGTTCTTCGTTGAAGGCTGTCACCTCCTCACCCGTGACGGGCGGGAGGTCGGACGCGGTTGACGTGCCCTCACCCGGCGCGGGCGCGTCCATCAGCGCCTCCGGGTTCGCGGGCACGGTGACAACGGAAAGCTCGACAAGCTCTTGCTCCTCGAAGTCGATCCCCGGAAACCAGTCGTCGGCTCCGCGCGCGGCGTCGCGCGTGTAGTCCCATTTCAGGGGGCGGAAGCCCACGGAGGTCGCGGCGATGAAGCCGGAACGGGCGAGGCGATAAACGGACTCGGCGAAGGCGCCGCCCTCTGGTGTGTCGAGCGGAATGAATTCGATCGAGGCTTTCAGCGCGCCATCCTCGATCGCGACATCGAAGGCGCGTCCGATCGGCAGTCGCGAGGCGTCGTGACCCCAGAGCACGACGGGATTGCGGATGTAGTTTTTCAGATCCCAACCGGCGATCGCGATCGTGTCCTGTTCGCGATCGACATCGCCGGTCGAGATCGTGAAGCGGAGCGCGCGCACGTCGTTAACATGCGGCAGACCTTCGGCGGGGGCGATGACTTGCTTGCGCACGGCGATCATCGAGCGCGTGACGTTGCGGCCCCGGTTCAAGGTTTTGAATTGCGTCGCGCTAATGATTTGCATCGGTGTCCCCCTCGCGGATCGTCTCCAGCGTCAACGTCTCGCCCTCGCGATGCACGATCCGAAACGCGGCACCCACGGCGGCGACGCCCAGCGTGCGAAACAAACCGAGACTGTAGCGGAGGCCATAGAGGCGGATCGTGTCGCTCGCGATGTCGATCGCGATGTCGTCATTCGTCATCGTCGGTCGGCCCCGGCTCCGGCGTGGTCGCGTTCGCTCCCGGCGCGTCGTCGGTCACGGAGGGCGCGGTCGTGGTCTGCGCGAGGTTGTCGGACGGGACGGCGGTGTTGAGCGGCACGCGATATTCGTCGCCGTGGCCGTCCTCGATCGGGTTCATGTTCTCGCGGGCGCGGACTTCGTTGCGGTTCAGCCAGCCGTTGAGGGTTCCGATCTGATATGCCTCGAAGCGGGTTTTCATGTCACCGCGCGTCATGTCGTCAAAGTCGAACTTACATTCGAGCATCGATCGTTCGTCGTCGAACAACAGATGATGATCGAACAATTGCTCGATCGCGTTCGCGATCGGCTTCAAGGCGCTGTCAACGTATTGCTGGTTTTGCTGTTCGATGTTGTTCAGCGTCGCCTTGTCGAGTTCACCGAGGCGGTGCGGCGGCACGCCATACAGGCGGGCGATCTCTTGCACCTGGAAGCGGCGCGTCTCCAGGAATTGCGCCTCTTCGTTCGTGATCGCGATTTTGTTGAATTGCATCCCTTCCTCCAGGATCGCGACTTTGTGCGCGTTCTGGACTCCGGCGTGCGTCTCGCGCCACGAATTGCCGACGCGATCGGATGCTTCCTTCGACAGCTTGCCGGGATGCGAGATCACCCCGCCGATCTGTCCGCCCTGGCGGAACAGAATGCCGCCGTGTTGCTGCGTCGCGAGGGCAAGGCCCACGATGTCTTGCGCGAGCGCGATCGGCGAGGCGCCCATGTAGCCGTCGAGCGACATGTTTTTAAGGTGGATCATGTCGTCGGGCGGCACGACCAGCCCGTAACCCAGGCGGCGGCTGTTGATGCGATACCAAAGCTCGCCGTCCTCCGACAGCATGATAGAGCAACGATCGGGCGCGATCGGGACAAGCTCGATCGGGTTCGCGTCCTTATCGCGCTCGACGACGATGAAGGCGTTACCCCGGAGGCAAAGCGACGTGATCATGTAGGAAACGAATTCGAACCCGGTTTGCCAGCGGTTCGGACGGCGGAACAGCTTCGCGAGCGGATGCTGAAGCTCGCGGCGATAGCCGCCGCCGACCAGCGTGCGGCGGACGAACGGCTTCAGCATCGCCATGTCCTGCGAGATCATGCGGATGCACGCATAAACCGCCGACGCCTGGAGCGCGGTGAAGGGCGTCACCGGGACTCCGGTGTTCGACGCGTAGCCACCGAGGGCGGCGTATAGCATCGGCTGCGG